ACCATACATGATCTTGTCTAGTTGTGGCCAACCTGTGCTGACTTGTCCACCGGAATTAAAGTATCGGTTAATACGAGCAGCAGGATCGCCCCAGTAATCAGTGCCTAGGTCTTTGGTCAAACTGATTTGCACTGCATCCTTGATCATCTTTTCTACAGGATTGAAGTCACCTTTTTCAATTAGGTCTGCAGATTTTAAGATAGCACGCTCTAGCTCTTGTCTACGAGTAAAGTTTTCAAACTCCTCCATGAACCAGTCTAGGTGACCAGAATTTAATTCAGGAACTCGATGCAGCTCAACACCAGTTACTGCTCTGATTTGTTCTATGTTAGGCAATATACTGTGTTTGACAGCATGGTCAATGATAAACTTAGCAGCTTCACGTATGCTGCGATCAAAGTTTTCTGCGTTGTAGATGTTTTGTACACGCACAAAACTCTGTGCATCTGTGAGCATGATTTCCAGAAACAGTTTCTGAATTTCTAGGTTATATTCTTTTTTCATACTAACTATATAGCTTTCTGCGTTTAAGTTCAATTTTAAGACGACTGGTTTCTCGACCTTCTAGAACAGCTTTGAGCACAAACAATTTTCCATAGCGTACTACTGCTTCGTTGATGTCTTTGCAGGTTTCATGCCACACAGGAAAACTCACTGTCCATGCGTACTCTTGTGCTCGTGTAATTAACTGTGCACCTGCGCGGTCACGGTCTGGTACCAGAATGATTTCTCTATTCAATGATTCTATTAGGTCTGCTTGTATAGAACTACAGTCATTGCTGAGCACTGCTACACCATCTATGCTCATGGCATCAAAAGGTCCTTCGGTTACTATGACAAATTGACTGTCGGCAGCTTGTTGATCCAGGTTATACACATAGTTGGCACTGTACTGGCTATAGTATTTGGGTTTGATTGTGGGTTCCCAGGTTCTGGCTGTGTAGCCAATGACATCATTGTTCCAGGTAAATGGTATGATCACACGTCTATTAAGGTTATGTTCGGTGCGAGCACTGACCAACAGTGGATAACGATCCAAGTCAATGGCACGATCCTGGCAGTAAGCTAGTGCAGTTGCATCTGTTTGCACTAGATCAATGTCTGGAGGCAATGCTCTACTTTGAAATTCAACTTCAACAACTTCGGGTTCTGGTGCAGCAGCGCCTACCAAATCTCTAACACGCACTGATTCAATGGTTAGACGCCGTATTAAATTTTCATCAGCACCTAACCACGTTAGTAATCTTATGAACCTGTATCCTAGATAGTTACCAGGTCTATAACCAGTTTTATATTGACAGTTGAAACAGTGGTAGGTTACAGATCCGTCTGGTGCAGTAATTATACCACCACGACTTCGGGTATCAGCAGATTCGCCGCGATGTTGACAGCAAGGAGCATTAAAAGATATCCAGCCACTGGGACTACGCCTACGTCGTGCAGGCAGTAATTGTAGAGTGGCATCTTGAACGGCAGTCAACATCTTTAGCAGTATATATGAATACTGCTAAACAGTCAATGAATTAGGCTAAACAGGTGGTCTCATGGCTCCTAATGCTCTGGGCGCACTGGCTGGCGGAGCAGTAGTAGTAGGAGCCACCGCAGGCCATATTTCAAATGAAATGTTAAGCATGGTATTAGAACTAGCAGCATACCAACCATTATGCCAAACCTGATATGTAGTTTGACTATTATTGTTAGTCAATGCTAATCTAAATCGCGTAGCATCATAGGGCAATACCATGATCTGGTTAGTCCAATGTCCAGGCATAGCCATACCACCAGTAGCCGGAATAAAATAAATGGCCATATTTTGCACATCACCAGTCCATAAGTTATCTGTAAAAACAGGATGATATGTGGTATTAAAAGCCATGCCTGCGGGTAATGTCAGTAAGTATCCGCCGGTGCCTGCTTGCCCACCAGCAAAACCAAATTTATAAGTTATTCTGGCTTTGTCGCCTATGCGCTGTGTTTCTATACGTTGCACAGTCCTAGTCCCAGTAACTGGTTGATTATGTGTGGATCCAAAAATAATAGTATTTTCAACTACTGTGTTAGCGATACCAGAGCCAGCTGGTCCAGTGGCACCTGCAGGTCCTTGAACGCCAGCTGGTCCTTGCAATCCAGTTGCGCCGGGTTCGCCGTTGACTCCAGCTGGTCCTTGCAATCCAGTTGCTCCAGTAGCACCTGGTGCACCATTCTCTCCGGCTGGACCCGGAACACCTTGTGGCCCAGTGTCTCCTTTATCACCCTGTGGCCCTTGAGCCCCGGGCTCCCCATGGACAGCAGTTACTTGCGGTGTAGGTTGAGCAATAGTGCCTTTCCATTTAGTTCCATCAAATGTATACTTCACACCATTTGGTGTAGTGTGTGTATCACCGGATTGAGGGTTCAGTGGTAAGTTGTTAATCATGCGATTTCCTAAACATTGTTAAACTAGTGTAAATGTGATACCAAATGCTGGATTGTAATCGGCTCGTGTTGTATATCCAGCATCGGTTCCGCCTAATTGAGTAGGCAAGTTGGTGACTTGGTTAGTTACACTAGTGGAACTTCCAACTATGCTGTAACTTAATGTGGTAAAGGCAGGTAATCCGCCTACAGTGGCAGTTCTATTTGTGCCTCCATTGCCCGGCGATGCTGTACTGGCTGTGTACAATGGACCTGGGCTACGAATTACCAAGAAATACCGATAAGCTGGAACAACAAATTCAACGTCAGTGACTCCAGTATAAGTTTGGCCGCCAACCACTGAACTTTGTCCGATTAGTTGTGAGCCGAATATCGGTGCACTAAAACTACCAATGGTGTTTTCCAATGAACTAACTGAAAATTGCCAACGCCATGTACCACCAGTTTGCGAAGTTGAAATCCCTAGACTGGTTGTGGCTCCACTGGCGATTTTTATTGCGCGATGTGCGTACATGACTTGTATTATAGGACGAACTGATGCTGTAAAATTACCGCCAGGATTACTGGTTCCTGCTGTATACCATATGGTATTATCACTCCAAGCTACCTGTGTGCCCAACGATAATGCCGGATCACTGACACCTGCAGATATCAAAATTCTGCGTCGTCGTCCAAAATTACTTACAGCAGTAAATGAACTAAACACTTTAGAATCCTGACAACTGGCCTAGTACCGTATAGGTCCCAGATGCATTAAGCACACTAAAAGTTAATGTATCAATTCTGTTAGCATTGGCTGTAGGCAAGGTATTGCCGGCCCAGTTTATGGTTTGTGCCACACCTCCAATCTGTACAGCATTGGCATAATAAGCAGTGGCACCTTGAACAATAACTAAGGTAATTGCAGTGGCATATCCGCTTGCTAAACTAAGATTGGCAAAGTTAGCTGTCCAATTAGCACTAGGCGTAGTGTGCCTAAAGATTTGGTTATTGGTACAATCATGTGTAACAACACCAGTGGCATTGGATAAACTAGTAAACGATTCATGAACACCGCTCATTTTACTAGTGCCGGTGAACGTAGGATTAGCAATAGTAGGGGAAGGTCCTACCGCTGGATTACTATCTACCCAAGCCGAACCAGTCCAAATGTATGTGTTACCATCATCAGTGTCATAGTAAAGTTGACCAGTTACTGGACTGGCGGGCGGTACGCTTTGAACTGCGGCTGCTGCTCGTGTCCATGCGGTTTTCTGAAATGTACCATCACTGAATGTTATGCCGGGCCAACTAACAGGTGCTGGACTCACATCCATAGCAGTTTGTGGTAGTGTTAGATTACCATCTGTACTAAATTTCCAAGCAGTATCATTGACATCAATAGATGTACCACCTAAACTGTAATCAGAAGTTTGTAAGGTTATCGGAAAGCTATGTCCTGCAGTGGAGTCATCGTATCCAAATTGTATAACACTGCCAAGTAAACTGGTGCATCTAGCTGTTGTAAAAGTTTGTGTAGTAAGATCTGAGTATGTTATTGTTATTGGATGGTATAAATTATATTGGGCATTGCCGAACCCACTAGTTGGGTCAATTAATGCTAGTAATTGAGCGTTTGACCCTAGATCAATAACAGTCAGTCCTGAAACAGCACCAGTATTTGTATTACCATAAAGATCTTGTGTAAAAGTTTGTCTATATCCAGTGGGTGCTAGCGTCGCTATCTTTGTGTTATTTGGTAGTGCTAAATTACCGCTGGTGTCAAAAGTCCAAACCTTATTACCACCAGCATAACTAAGCGCGGAAATCTTAACATTGCCACTGTTCATCATAATGTTAAAGGCATCATTGAAGTCAGTGGCATTAGTGTCGGTACCTTGAATATAGATAAATCCAGAATTACCGCTTGTATGTGGGAACCCCAATGTAACTGCTTTATCTACTTCTGCTGAGGGCATTTCCATGCCAGATCTAACATAGTTACCGGTAATAGTATCTACTTTGAATAAAAATCTCTTGTCAATGTCTATGTCGGGTCTGAGCTGAATGGCATCACTTATGCCACCAATGCTTGATCCGTATATATTTCTACCAACTTGGATGTTGCCCGACTTCAACAAATTAGTATCGGAACGATAAGTCAAATCAACATCGGCTCTGGGATACTGAGCATTGGTTCTGTTTTCTACAAACACTGGGTAATAGGTAGTAGTTAAGCCATTGGTATCAACTATGTCAATTCTGTCTGTGGGCCCAGTTGCACCTACATTGCCAGTGATCCCAGTGGCACCTGTTAGGCCAGTGGCTCCAATGGTGTATCCAGCATCTACTAAGATACCGTCGCTGCGTGTGATAAGAAGATTACCAGTGGCATTAATTCTAGCAGAACTTATTCCAACACCAGTGGCTCCAGTGGTTCCAGTTGCTCCTTGAACACCTGGCGACCCGGGGTTGCCAGTGGCTCCTGTAGCACCACCTGGAGTTCCCGCAGGACCAACCGGTCCAGTGGCTCCTGTTGAACCAGCTCCAGTGGCACCAGGTAACCCTTGTGGTCCTTGTATACCAGTGGCACCACGCTCTCCAGTAGCGCCGGTGGCTCCAGTTATCCCTTGCTGTCCTTGTGCTCCAGTGGCTCCTGTTAATCCTTGTAATCCAGCTGGACCACTAGCACCAGTGGCTCCGGGTAAACCTGGTGATCCTTGTATACCAATTGGTCCAGTGCTGCCAGTAGCTCCAACAGGACCGCCTGGACCGATGTTACCTTGTATGCCAGTGGCTCCGGTTAAACCGGTTGATCCTGTTAAGCCGGTAGCTCCTGTAGCCCCGATGTCACCGGTGGCCCCTACTAGTCCAGAAGCGCCAGTGGCCCCTTCTATACCCTGTGGTCCTACTATACCTTGTGCACCACTGAGATCCGAAACGTATTGATAACTAGTACCATTCCACAAATATAGTCTGCTGTTTTCAGGGTCAGAAGCATAATTTCCATTATCAATTATAGCAAACTGTCCGGCTGCAATATTAGCCGGAGCAACGTCAGCTGTAAGAGTAGCTACGTTTACATATGTTTTAGCGATACTGAATCCTAATCCAGTAGGTCCTGTAGCTCCAGTATTACCAGTCAAACCAGTAGCACCTATTACTGTACCAGCATTGATACTGACATTGTCAGTTCTGGTCAATATCAAATTGCCCAGCACAATGTTGGCAGTGATAATATCTACACCACTGGCACCAGTGGCACCTATGTTACCTGTTAGTCCAGTAGCACCAATTGGTCCTATGTTGCCTGTTACACCGGTGGCTCCAGTAGCACCTCCAGGATCACCAGCTGGACCAGTGGCACCTATGTTACCTGTTAATCCAGTAGCACCAGTAGCACCGCCCGGATCACCAGCTGGACCAATGTTACCAGTGGCACCAATTGGGCCTATGTTACCTTGTAAGCCGGTGGCACCAGCTGGGCCTGTGGCACCAGTGGCTCCTGCCATGATAAGATTACCACCGGGTGTAATACCATCATGTATGCGTAGTGTTCGCCAAGTAGTATCAAGTGTAATTTCGCCCAATGGCCCGGTATAAGTACTGCTTACCGCAGCATTACCACGTTTTAGTAAGTATTGTTTAATTACAACATTAGATATAGTAGCCATTATAGTGTCCCACCGTCAATGGTAATACTTTCCTCAGTGCTAGGCGTAGTATCTGAATAATATGCCGGGCGAACGTGTAGATCCAATGGTACTCCAAAGTTATCATCGATGTACATTGGAGTTTCTTGATCTGTGTCAACATTAATTGTGCGGAAAGTTAATTTATATATCCTTTGATCCAAGTTATCAACTATGGCTTTGCTAATGGTAAAAGAGGCTCTACCAAGGCTGACATTGCTTAGAGTCACTGCAAAACTTTGCACAGTAAGCTGATTAGCCGGATCCTGTATGTCTGCTTGCATGCTGTAACCAGTGAGATTGACCGGTTTCTGATCTTGATTCTTGATAAGGACTTGAATAGGATTGTCCACTCCCTGATATATGGTCACTGGTTTAGCGTACACAACACGATTCCTTGTAGTAAAAATAGCAGGGTCCCAAAATTGAACCTCCACGATATTCGGATATAAATATGTTTGGATTGTTGTCATTATTTTACTATTTATAGACAAAGTGGAAGAAATAAAGCTGTTATTGAGTCAATACCCGTTCCTGACCTATCTAGTATATGGTGGCAACGAATACATAGGAATCATACAAAATTCCGACGAACAAATCACTACTATGTACGATTTTGGAAGTCTGCGCGACAGTGATCAGAAACGCAAGTTTCTAGATTTTGGAGAACAGTGGTGGTGGGAATCAAATCGCATGATTCCTATTAATGTTTTTCTTAAATCAGATTGGGCTGAGTTCAAGTTTTGTGTTAAAACTATGAACAGCAAAGACGTTAACATACGCATGGGCCCGCATATTAACCTTAAGGAAATGGCTGCTAAACGCAGCAAACGCAGATCAATTACTCTGGTTAGAAAGATTCAGTAGATTCATATGCACTACCACAAGGTGCGAATAAGCTATACCATGAGCCTTCTTAAAAGCATAACCATCGTTATCTGCACGATCCCAAACAGACGCAGCTACTTCACGCCAGGTCTTACCAATAAGATGTCGCTTGGCAGGCCTGATCACTGCTAGAAACATGGCCAATCTTGCAATGGTATCAACAGGTTCTGGCATGCGTTGTAAGGTATCGTAATGATTACCAATGTGAATTAACTGCTCACAGAACTCACGTTCTTGCAGTCTGGACCATGGTGGTTGTTGGGCTATGAGTTGATCTAAGTGAGCAGGATCACGCACCTGGCTGTAAACATGCACATTTAGCAAGTCCAACTTGATATAGCCACGCTGTTCAGCAACACGATAGTCTAAGGCTGCGCGGCCAGTCACAGGATCTTGCGGTATACTGGTTACATAAACACCAGTATTATGTGCTTGACTGACACCGTTGTTGATGATGGTAGCTGGCACCGCACGTACATGCTTGAGTACATGAGTTCTATCTGCGAAATCAATGTCTACGTCACTGGTAAATTTCATAGGCCAGCCACCTTTAACACTGTTTTGCAAAACTCCGCATCTTCAGGAAAATCACGAAAACGTGATTGCCAAAAGTCTGGATCAACTAGGTGCATGATTGTGGCCAGTTGATGCTGATTGAGTCTTTCTAGAAATTCTTGACCAGATACACAATTATACACTGCCCACATGCTGACTCTGCCAGTTACAATGTGATAGCACACACGGTTTTCATTGACCAGTCTGAAATAGTCTTGATAACCGTTGCGATACTCAGGATATTCATGTGCATAATCCATCATAGTTTGTACACTGCGCTCTAAGGCATCCTTAACTGATTCTCTGCGTAGATAATCAAACAACCATTCTGAGTAGAGTTTTTCCGAGCACCATTGGTCAATCTTTTTATTGTTTTTCAAAAGCCAAGAGGTATAATTGGCAAAGTTAACACAATGAATGCTGTGACAATGCCTACCAAAACGCACGAAAGCAGTGTAATAAGGGCTGTCCACAAAGTCCGCATAGGTTCTAGTCCTTCCTGTTTGTGTGGTTGCATAAAACAATAGATATGCTTGTAAACCCCAACGTACTCCAATTTCATGCTCTTGTTGAAATCGGCGCTTGGGTTCACATGAATGTGCTGTCAGTGTGCTTTCACGTTTGAACTCACGCTGACAATACTTACACTGATAAGTCGCTTTTGATTTTTCTGTCATCCCAACCAAGGTCTCTTGCATATTGTTTTATCTGCTCTGGTGTTAGTACACTGATCAACAAGTCTAGTTCATCATCACGTATGCCGGGGTTTTCCTGTTCAATAAAACGTCTTAGAGCTGCATTTGAGGTTTTCTTCTTGGCACCAAGCCAGTAGTGACGTTGTGAACCCATGCTGGGACTAACAGTGGTACACAGCAACCACTGTAGCTTAGGATGACGTCCGATGTCGAAAAAGTTCAAATTTACACGTTCATTATGTGCTCTAAGATACCAAGCCTGCAAATCTGGATGACCTTCTACGTTACCACCATATTTCATCATTAGAAAGGTACTGAACTTCTTGCGTTCCTCGTCAGTCAAGCTGTCATAGAATTCACGATTCTTGCTGTCAAAGGCTCGCATTTCATTTTGTATACTGAGCTTGTCAGACATTACCAGGCTCTCCCAAAGTCAATGACTTCACTGACACGACTGATGTCTTTGACAAAGTAAGCACACAAAGGTGCATCGCTGTCACTGTCAATGGGCACTGCCAACAGTTGTCCAGGCTTGAGTTTAGGGAAATACCATTTGACATCTTGATAGATGTCAATGATTTCCACTGAGTGAAATTCTGGTCTGTAGCTTTTAAGTGGATTAAAACAAAAGGCTGAAAAGCCGCGATCATTGATTGATGTAAGTGGCACCACTTCTAAGTCGCCAAGATCATTTTCACCAATCAACAACTGCCAATCCACTGGCATTTTAACTGTGTGCTCACCTATGCGTAGCACCAAAGCTGGTGAATTAAAACTTTCTAAAAATATCAGTGGAATGTAAAAGTAGTCGGGTGATTTGGGATCCGAGTTATCTAATACGCAAAAGCGTAGATCCTCAACTTCATCAGGAATTTCATTAAGGTCGTAGGCTCGATTGGTTTCTAGGTTAAGTATTCTGCTCATGATCTCATTATATATAATTTACTCGCTCAAGGTCAAATGGATAATTTGCCTCCCGGTAGAAATTCTTACGCTGTGTAAGATGCCGTTTGGCAAACTTACAACTACTGGTTATGTCCCAGATTTGTACGAAGTCTTTGTCTGACGCTTTTCTAATACCGCGCCCAATGCTTTGTATGACACGTACAAAACTCTTGCCAGGCTCAATAAGCACAAGATTAAAAATCCTAGGAATATTGATGCCAACTGCTGCCACACCGTAGGTGGCCACAATGACTTTATCCGATGCCGTTGCCACTTCGTCATATTCATCCTGCCTATCAGTGCCTTTGGTGGCACCCGAAACAAATACTGCATCACGTATTCTAGCAACTAACTCTTTTCCTGCAGCCACTCGATCAATTAGAATAAGCGTGTTTCCAGATTCGCGCACACGCTCTATTACACTGGCTATATAATCAAGCCTGGCTGAGTTTTCTAATAGATACTTGAGTTCACTTTGGTAGTTGCTGAATTCTTTATGATCCTGTAATTGCACAACATTTACATGGCAATTGGCTAATACACCTTGGTCTTGTAGCTCACTGGCACTTAATTGTCCAATAACTGGACCTAGTGTACATAGCAAAGCCTGTCGATTGTAGTCTTCCTTGGGCACTGTGCCAGTCAAACCCCAACGTATGGGCACATGACTCATCACACCTGTCAGCAAGGTTTTCAGTGCATCTGCTTTGGCCATGTGCACTTCATCAACAATCACACAGATTACACCTTCTATAAACTCAGCAATGCCAAGATCAGCATTACCAGACTTGGTATTCTTGAGCAAGACGTTTAGACTTTGCCAAGTACATATGGTATGTGTTTTGTCAAATTCTTTACGATCCCCATAGTATACGCCTACATCTAATCCAAGGTTTCTATAGTCAGTTTCAGTTTGTGTGACCAGGCTTTTGTTAGGCACAATCACTATGCTACGACCATAAGGTTCCACTGTGGCACTGAGTGCTGCGGTCATAATAGTTTTGCCTGCACCAGTGGCCACTTCCTGTATGCACTGCGGATTGCTTAGAAATCTATTGATGATTTCACACTGGTAGTCACGCAGATAGATAGGTGTGCCGGCTTGAGGATGTGTAGCGGGCCAACTACGATCTTGAAATCTGTTTTCGGTAACAGTTTCAAAATCAAACTGAGTACGATACTGCCTGGCATCAGCAATTTCAATATCGTAGTTGTTTTCTTCTAGAAAAGGTATGATTTCGGGCAATAGGTTAATGTAGGTTGCACCAGCTAGACTAAAATAGCTGACTTTGCCATCCCAACGTCCTAGTCGTACCGCAGGCAAGTACCTGGCACCGGGTATCTCGTATTTGAATCGATTGGTCAATAGTCTGCGATCATTGACCGAAAGGCCTTCGATCTTGACATTGACTTCATCACGTATTTGTAATATCGCTGTGGGCATTTGGTTGATGTGTAAAGTATACTATCTTTTCTGCGGTTTGTCTAAGTTGCTGTCTACGATGCCCAATGGCCAATGTGTGCGAAGTGATCAATAATGGCATGTGTTCTGGCGCTTGTTTCCAATTGGTAAAGTACACACAGCGCACTGTAGGCGGTATGGGTCTATGTAGTCCTGCGGTTAACATTTCTTCTGCTGTAAACAATTGTTGCAATTTTTCTCTAATACTGTTACTGCCAGACTCGTAAACATAAATGGGCCAACGCTGTGTCAGGGTTGCGTATTCAATGACTGGCGCTAGATCTGGTTCGACTTCATAGGTTTCATTGTGTTCTGAAGCATAAAACAATGCATGACCTTGAACTTGATCACGCACTCGGGTATTTACAGAATAAGCTAATGTACTACCAGCATCAACTAGTCGCACCAAGTTATTGATATCTAGTCCTATGCGTTCATTGACATAGTCAAGCAAGGTTGATTCAGCATTGCGTATGATCACTTGGTCCTGATCGATGTCTAGCTCAATGGCATAGTCTGGTGTGGCTAATAATTCTGTGATACGTTGATCAAATTCCACACTGAATTCAAAATTATATTTAGCACCAAACTCCTTGGCCCAGATCAGTCTAGGCTCAACGGCCGGGCAGGTCCACAGTCGGCGCTGGCTGTCAAACATTAAGCGTCCTGGTATGGTTTCTACGCAGGAGCGTAGAGCACTGATTAGATCTTGATTGTAAGGAAAGCGTATGAGTATTTCTCGATCTTGTAAATCAATGCGTTGACTGCGATCAACAATTCTACAGGGCAATCGGTATGCAGGAGTGTTTTCTAAATGAGCTACATCGTAGCCTGCCACTAGCCATTGCTTGCGATATTTAATAACGATCTTATGTGCCAATGCAGCCTGCTTGTCAGTGAAACCTTGCGACCTAGCAATCTGTTCACTCATGCTGGTTACTATGGGCTCATCGTACCTAGCCATTTTGATCACAGGATCCATCATTGGCCAACTTAGATAGTGCCGGGCCATGAGTTCTATATAGTCTTCGATATGTGGCAGTGTCTTCATTGTGCTATTATAACAGCCTGTGATAGTAAAGTCAA